TCCTGGGGCGGGGGTTAACACGCCGTCGAGATCGTACATTTCCGATACTAACTCATCGAGGCGAAGTGCGGCGAGTGCCGGAGAGCTTCCGGCAACTTTCCCTTCAGTGGCGTTGAACTTCGCCAAGCCCTCGGTCTATGCAACATACGAAGTGTACACTCCCGCCACAAGCTCAGGCCCGCAAATAATCATAACTGAACCTTTTATGAAGGCAAACTAAAATGGCAATCTCAATTGGAGCAGAAGTAAATGACGACCGTGACCTAGCTACAGGCGAGATATGCTACAACGCCACGCCAAGTGCAACAGTTGCTAGATATATGCAAGTTGCCCTTCGGATTGGTGACGGTACGAAGAACCTGCATACTGACGCCGGAACGTTGACCATTTCTGTTACCGTCGAGGGTGAGACCTTCGGCGGGTCAGAGCAGACAGTCACCAAGGCAGCTGGCGTACTTAGGGTCCGCCTTTACACGTTCGGATTCACTGCCTTTGCGAATGATACTGTCGTGGTTACGGTAACGTCGGACAATGCAAACGATTCGGATGTTGATGTGATTGCCACTCCGATCTGGCTTGAAACCGTCGACCTCTATGCGATTGGTAGTAGTACAGATAGAGTAACCGATCTGGCCGAAATTGCTCAATACTTATTCGCCAATGCAGCAACATTAACATCAATTATAGCAAACGATTCAGTGTTAGCTCAGATGCTGGCCGTCGATGGTACAATTGCTGATTATAATGACAATACACATAGTCAAGAGGCTATAGCCTTGAAAATTGTAGCATCATTAATCACTGATACTTACTCAGAACCAGTAGGTGTTCCAGCTGCCACAGCCAGTTTGAAAGATAAAATAGGATGGTTGACACTGCTAGCTAGGAATAAAATAACTCAGACCTCAGACACACAGACCGTTTATGACGATGCTGGTTCTGGGTCAGTGGCCGCATCTACTGTATCCGATTCTGGCGGCACGACCACTAGGGGAGAGTATAGTTAGGATAGATTATGAACAGTCGTAATAGACAATCGTTAGTATTAAAAATCCCATTACCGAATAGCAGAATAGATTCTGCGGATAAGAGAGTTTTTCTAGGACTGTATGCATTTTATAAGTTCTATCAGTCAATTAATATTTTTTAAGGAGTAAATAATGCCAATCGACTGGACTACATTCACGTTTGCTGAGTGGGATAGCTTTACATTCGCCCATTGGGACACATTCCGGTTTGATCCGGTTTTTCCGGAGGGTGGAGATATGAAACCGCCCGGCCTCGAATTAGAATTAGGATTAGGAATTTAACTTAGGAGTATAAAAATGAACCAACTACCCATTGCACACAAGTATCGAATTGAGAACATTAATATTACTACTACGCCGACGTTATTGGCTACATTACTTGACCTTGAAAGCCAAAAGGTAGTTCAAGTTAATATTACGCCTTCGGCGGATATTACTATCAAGGATATTTACACATCAGCTACACTAACAGTAGCTTCAGGCATAACCAAGATTATTCCGGCGTGGAATCCGACGGAACACTTGCAAGTATATACTGCTACTACAGCAACCGCAACCGTCGAACTATTCTATGAAGCATGATTATTTTATCTGTTTTATCGTTGTTCACGCCTTTAATTGTTAAAGCCTTGAAAGCTATGTTTATTTCGGCTATATTTAGGCACCCATTGAAAATGGGAAAGGCATTTTTTATTATTGCAGGATGTATGATTAGGAGATAAGAGATGTATAAAATTTGGATTATAATGTTAGCATTGCTAACTACGCCATTAGCCGCTGCTACTGCACCACCCACTGACCATTTTACATCAGTAGGACGCTTTTATACCGACGATTCAATTGTTGGTTCTTGTGTGTATATTGGCGATTACGAGGGGAAAGGCTTTCATTTGACAGCCGCACATTGTGTATCCTCAGATATCGTTTATACAATGCAGTATGGTAAGACCTCAGTAGCCGGTAAGCTAGACACTGTAGATAGCACAAAGGATATTGCTGTTATTACGACTGCCCCTGTAAGTCATCAAATTGCTAAGGCTACTTTTGCTCAGTCACCAAACCCCGGCACTGAGTTATTTGCTTGCGGTTATCCTGGGGTTACTGATCGAGCTAAGATGTATACGCGGCATACTATGGTGTCAGATGGAACTATATTGCATACCCAAGGCCGATTGTTCAAAGGCCAATCTGGTGGTGGAATTTTTTCTGCTGAAGGCTTAGTAGGAATTATCAGCAAAGGATCAATTGGAACTAATGGTGCATGTTATTTCGGTTCTGTTACTGACACAACTAATCTAAGGCTATTTCAACGATGCCGGCCTAATCGCCGTAGTTGTCCTCCGACAACGCCAAAGCCACAATTTAACGGGGTTAATGAAGGGCCTTGGGATAGGCATATGCCTAAGCCGAACAACACACCCAAGCCTGAAGAGAATAAAGAAATTGAAGAAGAGGGTAATTTTAATTGGACCGCCCTATTATTCCCGTCTGCTATGGTATTGATTTTCATCATTACACTGGCGATTGTTTTTGGAATCAAGCAAGTAAAAAGTAATTAAGAGGTAATTAAGATGTTAATTTGGATTATTGGGATTAGTATTGCGATTGTTTTGGCCATTGTTCTTGGCGTTTATGCTTTTGCTGCCAACAAGAAAATCAACGATTTTCAAGCCAAAGCTAACGTACTTGAGAACGAACTTGTTAAGAGCGGCAATTCTTGGCTATCGAAGCTTATTGGTCATTTTGTCGTTGGCAATATGGCAGCCCAGCGTGAGATGCTTACAGATTTGGTCGAACGACCTGACACTGAAGCTTTTGTCACGCGTGAAATCGCCAAGCCAATGGCAGACCATTATTGCCGAATAATGGGATTTAAGATGGTTCCCGCCGATGCGGTTATCGTCAAATGAGCTTAGCACAAGCGATGAAGGAACGGATTGCCGAAGGGTTGAAACGAAACTCTATCGTATCTTGTGCTAAATGGGCTGAAACTTACCGGGTAATGTCAAAACCAGCCTCACATAATTGGCGTTTTGACAGATTTCCGTGGTTAAGAGAGCCACATGAGTGTGATTCCGAATTAATTATAGGTCAAAAAGCCGCTCAAATGGGTTTCACCGAGTGGGCGTTGAACATGACCTTTTATAAGATTGATATGGAATCGGTTGATTGTTTGTATGTACTACCTACGCAAAGGGACGCCAGTGAATTTTCAGCTGGACGTTTTGATACGGCCCTCGAAGCCAGTCCTCATCTTAAAAACATTTTTACAGACGTGAAGAATGTAGGACACAAGAGGGCCGGTCAAAACAACCTGTATGTTAGAGGTAGTAGATCAAAGTCACAATTAAAATCGATTCCTTGTGGTTTTGTCGCACTGGATGAATTAGACGAAATGCCCAAAGACAACATCCCGTTGGCATTGGAGCGAATGTCTGGTCAAGAGATCAAACAATGTCTAATGATTTCTACTCCTACAACGGAGAACAAAGGTATCAATGCTTACTATAAGAGATCGACGCAAGAAGAGTTTTTCTTTACGTGTCCCAGCTGTGGCAGAATAATTAATTTATCATACCCAGACTCATTGATAGTAACTTCGGATAATTTGGACGACCAGAAATTAAAAGGATCACATTTAATTTGCACCAAGTGTAAGGCAATACTGCCCCATGAAACTAAATCAGAATGGTTAGCAACGGGTCAGTATGTCCCCGCTTACACAGATAGAGACTCTAAGGGTTTTACTTGTAGTCAGTTATACTCAACAACAGTACCTCCGCAATTAATAGCCGCTCACACGATCCGAGCCCGCTACAATTCAGCCGAAGCACAAGAGCTTTATAACTCTAAAATGGGTTTGGTCTTTGAAGCTGAGGATGCGAGATTATCTAGAAAAGAAGTAACTGATAACATAGGTTCGCATCAAATGGGAACCCACAAGGACGGTGAAATAACTACAATGGGCGTTGACGTAGGTAAAGTCATTCATGTAGAGATTGACAGTTGGAAGTTCGATAGAACAGCTAATATACTACCTAATCTAAATGCCAAATGTCGAGTCATTAATATCCTGACAGTGGATAATTTTAGTGACTTAGACAAATTAATGTATGATTACAATGTTGATTATTGTGTCATTGACGCACAGCCAGAAGTCAGAGCAGCACTTGCTTTCGCTGAACGCTTTTATGGCTTTGTAAGAGTTTGTTATTATGTACGCGGTGCGGCAGCAAAGCAATTCAAAACCGGCCCAGAAGAAGAACATAGAGTATCGGTAGATAGAACATCCTGGCTTGATTTGGCCTTAAGCCGATTCCGTTCAGGAAGAATTCTATTACCTACTAATACTCCAGAGGATTATTTAATCCATTTACAAGAGCCTGTGAAAGTATATAAAGAAGACCCTGACGGAAACTCAGTCGGTCGGTATCAAAATGAAGGTGCTGACCACTTTGCCCATGCCAGGAACTACGCAGAGATTGCATTACCCCTGGCCGCTGGATATACCCCAAACGAGGATATTGAATCATGGTAGGAGAACACCCATTTTATCTTTCCAACCAACTTAATTGGGATAAATTCAGGTTGGCGTATAAAGGCGGACAGGACTTTTTAAATAGATATTTGAAGAAAATGTCTACTAGAGAGACTACTGACGAATTTAATGATAGGAAAGAACTTAGTTTCAGCCCTTCATTTGCTAAAGCAGCTATTAATGACATCAAGAATGCTATTTTTCAACGCATCGTTGATGTAAAACGCATTGGTGGTTCTAATAATTACCAAGACGCAATGGCTGGGCTGGCCAACGGTGTTGACCTTACCGGCCAAAACATGAATAGTTTCATTGGCTCAGAGCTATTAACTGAACTATTGCCTATGGGCAGAGTTGGCGTTTACGTTGACATGCCTACGTTTGAAGGTAATACACTAGCAGATTCTTTGGGTAAAGTACCCTACTTATATCTATATCGCACTGAAGATATTTTATCTTGGTCTTATGATTCGGCCAATAATTTAAGGACGTTGCTCTTAAGAGATACAATTTATAAGAACGACTCAGTCACAGGACTGGTCTATGATTCAACTGAAAGATTTCGCTTTTATACTTTGGAAGATGGTTATGTTACGGTTCAATTTAGTGAGACTTATGATTTCACACCGACCCATGCAGAAAAAACTATTCTCAATTTGAAGCGAATTCCTTTTGTTGTTTTCCAGTTACCTTCTGCTTTGATGGAGGATGTTGCGGATTATCAGGTGGCTCTATTAAATATAGAATCTTCTGATATCTCTTACATCCTGAAATCAAACTATCCGTTCTACACAGAACAGGTTGATGGCAGGGTAAAAGGGAAGCATTTGAAGCCCACTGAGGGCGAAGAGGACACTACTATTGCTACTGGTGCTGCAACAGGCAGATCCTATGGCGTGAATGTGGAACGTCCTGGCTTTATTCATCCTTCGTCTGAACCATTAGTGGTCAGTATGCAGAAGGCAGAGCAATTAAAGCAGGATATTAAAAGGTTAGTTAATCTAGGAGTTTCAGATTTCTCAACGGCAATGTCGTCTGCGGAATCTAAGTCCTTTGACAACCGATCGTTAGAAGCCGGTCTTAGCTTCATTGGCCTTGTATTAGAGAACGGCGAGAATCAAATCGCTGAAATTTGGGCAGAGTATGAGAACTCTCAGACCTCCCAAGTAAATTACCCATTAAATTACAGCCTTAAGAGTGATGAAGACCGACGAGAAGACTCAAAGTATTTTATTGACATGCAACACCAAGTCAATAGCAATACTTACCGGCGTGAAATTTCTAAGCAAGTGTCAGTTTCTGTTCTTAATGGTAAGGTATCGGAAGATATTTTAACTAAGATAGCATCAGAGATTGACAAAGCTGAGACTGTGAATGCTGATCCTAAGACCATTGATACTGACATTGAAAATGGTTTGGTTTCAGCTGCGACGGCTTCGGCAGCTAGAGGTTACAAGACCGGGGAATCTGAGAAAGCTAAGGAAGACCACTTAGACAAGTTAGAGGCTATTGCGATTTCGCAAGCCAAGGGTGGCGGTATGGCCGCTGCAGGTGGCGAAGCTAGAGGTTTACCAGAGACTCAATCAGGACAGCCTACTTCTTCGGAAGAAAAAGAAGGCAAAGAACAACGTGGGGAGGGTAAGTAGATGAGTAGTTACGCTGACGAAACTTACGCAGATGCTTTCTTCGCTACGGAGTATGGTTACTCGGCTTGGTCCAGTGCTACTGATAAAGATTTAGCATTAAATACGGCCACCCGATTATTAGACACGTTGAATTACGACGGTGACAAGACGAGCAGTACGCAGGATAATGAATTTCCTCGGGATGACGAAACGGACGTACCAGATGTCATCAAAAAAGTATGTTGTTTGGTAGCCTATAGTTTGATTGATGGCATTGAGCCAGAAGAAGAACTACAGACTCTCAATAGTACGGCCTTTAAGTATGCATCGGTCTCAGACTCCAGAGATACCGGTTGGATTCCAGATTTCAGAGTACATGGTATTCCCAATGCTCAAGCCTGGAATATGTTATTGCCATACTTAAAGGACGGTTCCTTAATTAAGATTGTTAGACAAAGCTGAGGTTTACGATGACTATTAATAATGACCTGTGGAGGGAAATTTGGACACCTGTGTACGGCGAAGATGATGATTCAGGTGGCGACGATATCGGTGGAGACGATACTGGTGATGATGTAAAACCGCCAATTGTTACTCCGCCAGAAAAATTACTATCACAAGCCGAAGTGGATCGAGTGGTTCAAACTAGGCTTAAGCGACACAAGGACGAAACAGCTAAGTTGACCGCTGAAGTTGAAAATCTTCAGAAGAGTGGCACCTTGACTGAGCAAGAAAAAGAGACTCTCAGCAAGCGAGTTAATACTCTGACAGCTAACCTTGCAAGCAAAGAAGAAATTGCTGCTAAGGACAAGGCTCGACTTAAGGAAGAGTTGACAACCCAGCTTGAAGAGGCAAAGGCGGAGTCTAAATCTTGGGAAGATCGTTACTCGGAAAGTACAGTTCAACGTGCATTAGTGGACGCTGCTCTTTCTGCCGAAGCTGTTAATCCTAATCAGATTATGCAACTCCTGAAAGGAAATACCAGGCTTGAGCGACAAGCAGACGACGAAGGGAACTATACTGGTGAGTTCGCCGTGAAGACCAAAATGGAATATACTAACGAAAAGGGAGAGGCGTTAGTATTGGACCTTGCACCAAAAGAAATTATGAGTCATATGAAGAATTACCCGGATGAATATGGTAATTTGTTCAAGGGCTTTGTTTCTGGTGGTCTTGGCTCCGGCAATGCTGGTCAGCCCGCGTCAATTGAGTCGCTCAAAGACCCTAAGACTTACGTCGAAAGACGGCTAAGTGGTAAATTAAAACTAAATACTATCGGAGAGAACAATGGCTAACGACTTAGATGCTTTTATTCCTGAACTATGGGCGAACGAATCGATCACTATTCTGCAAGAGAATATGGTCATGGCCCCTTTGGTGTATTCTGATTTCAACAACGAAATCGCCAGTTTTGGCGATGTTGTGAACACTCGGAAGCCCCAGGAGTTCACCGCCAAACGTAAGACCAGCACGGATTCGATTACGAATCAGGATGCTGCGGCAACTAATGTTCAGGTTTCCCTGAACCAGCACGTTTACGTGTCCTTCACCATTGCTGATGAAGACCTCAGCAAGAGTTTCCAGGAGTTGGTACGTGTGTACCTTGAGCCTGCCATGATCGCACAGTCGCGATTTGTGGATCAAGCACTGTTGGCACGTAGTGTCGATTTCCTGGGTAGCACCGCTGGTGGACTCGGTCAACTGTCTGCAACGAACGCTCAGGCTTCGTTGGTCAGTGCCCGAACTGTAATGAATAACAACAAGGCCCCGGTTGTTGGTCGTAATATGATTTTCTCGGCGGATTCCGAAGCTGAGATGCTCAAGACTAACATCTTTGTTGCGGCTAACGAAGCCGGCGACGGTGGCCTTGCTCAACGTGAGGGTTACCTTGGTCGCAAGCTCGGATTCATGAACTTCATGGATCAGAACGTGATGAGCGTATCGGGTCAGTCTACGACCGCGACTACGACCACGGCAGCGGCTGTTATTGGTGCGACGACGATTGCGGCTACGGCGGCTCTTGGCGTTGGTACTTACATCACGGTTGCTGGCGATTACACGCCTCTGCGATCGACTGCTAACTCGACTACTGCTACGATTAATCGTGGCCTTGCGAGTGCTGTTGGTAGTGGTGCGGCGATTACTAAGTACCCGGTCGGTGCTGTAAATGGTTCTCTTGCTACGGGTTATGTCAAGGAAGTCAACGTTGATGGCCTTTCGGCTGCCCCGCAGGAGGGTCAGATCATCGCCTTCAATGACGGTGATGCTACAACTGGAACCGTCCGTTCCGGCGAATATGTAATTCTCAGTGTTACTGATAACACTGGTGGTGAGTATGATCTGATCTTGGATCGTCCTCTTGACACTGCTTTGACGAATAACGACGTATGTTGTCTTGGTCCTGACGGCCAGATGAACCTTGGTTTCACCAAGGGTGCTATCGCTCTCGTTAATCGTCCGTTGGCATTGCCTCCGCAAGCGGCTGGTGCTATGTCTGCTGTTTCTGTTTATAACAACACCGCCATGCGTGTTGTCATGCAGTACAACAGCACGACTCAGGGTATGCAGGTGACTGTAGATTCCCTGTTCGGCACTAAGACTCTTGATTCTAATCTCGGCTGCGTCCTTTTAGGTTAAGGCGTCGGAGAAGGGAAAGGATTCCCGTTATTTTTATGCCAGAAGAAAAATGTGAAGAAGTAATTGCTTGTACTTGCGAATTGCAACACGTAGTTGACACTTTGGATCGTATCACTTTGATCGTAGAACCCTTGGCAATTGCGACTGCTGTGAACAAGACTAAGGTCGAGTTTTTGTCCAAATTAGCATGGTTCAATTTAGGTCTATTAGTCGCTGTTGTTGCAGCAATGGCAGGAATTCCATTATGAGAATACCTGGGACTGTTAGAAAAGTATTATACCATTTGAAACATAGATGCAATGTTTCAGCGGTATTAACCACTATTACATTTGGGGCCATAAACCCCGACACAGGGGCTAAAACTCTAACATCAGTAAATTACTCTATTAATCGGATTGTTGTTCTACCCGAGACAATACAAAATAAGTATTTGACTCGGGTTCCATACGAGGTTGGAGATAAAATAATTGTTATTGATAATCGTGACTTACCTAGTACCTTTGTTTGGGGCCAGGAGAATAAAGTCACAATCGACGGCGACGTATTTATCGTTAATTCGCATGATTTAACCGATTATAATAGTAGTTACTTTTGTTCGATTAGGAGAACCCAACGATGAACGCTAATTGGATAACATGGACTAATGCATCCTTTAATAAGCATTTTATAGATAATGCAGGTTCATACACAGTCCAATTAAGCATTGATGATTTCCATACTCAAAGTGAGTCTGGCTGGGCAATGTTACATGTTGACGGTCCCTCAATCCTTGAGTTACCATCATCAATATACATCTTAACAGCCGGTATTGAAGTCACTGTTCAAGTAGAACCTTCAGTGTCAAACATCCACAGCATTACAGATATCGCTGGCTATTTTGCGGATTTATTCAGCCCGTCGATTTCGGCGTATGAATTAGGCCCGTCAGGTAGCGGCGATTTCTGGGGGTGTTATACACTACAGAGTGAAGTCGAAATTGTGAATTTCGGCAAGCCTGAAATAGATACTAATTTATTACAGGCGACTATTTTAGGCCAATATCAAATGGAGATATAATAGATGGCACAACTTGATCTGAAAAATACTACTTTGAAGATCATCGACGGAGCCGCCGCTGAGATTGAAGTCAAGATCGGTACAGGTAATCTTACTTATACCGTGGCTCGTACTATGGAGTACAACCTTGACAAAGGTCTTCTGGCTACTGCGACGATCCGAGAAGGCGATGAAGTTCCTTGCGAAGTATCCTTTACTTTCGTTTGGGAATGGATCGTTGGAACTACGGTTAATCCAACTGCGGATACTGTAGAGCAGTTCCTCCGTGGAACTAGTGGTCAGACCACTGTATCTACGGACCCTTGCGAGCCTTATGCTTGCGACCTCGAATTTACGAATGATCCCGATTGTGGGACAATTTACTCTGAGGTTTATACCTTCAGCGAATTCCGTTTTGAATCGCTAAATCATGATGCTCAAAATGGGAGCATCGAGTGTAGTGGCAAGTGTCGAGTAATCTCACCCACAACTGCACGAGCCGCCTAAGTAACCTAAAGGAGCAGCCGATGAAAATTAATGGTTTGGTACTAACACCGCCTAAAGTGCAGTACCTAGTTCTTCCGAGAGAAGATTCGATTATCCCGCTTGGTCTTAAGGCCGTCATGAGTTTCAAGGAATTTGAGGCTCTATGCCCTGCACCGGAGCCGCCTAAAATCTTGATGAAAGGCGAATTACTTCCTAAGCCCCAACTTAATAACCCCAAATACTTGAAGGCAATCGAGGATCATGGCCAGAAGCGTATGGACTGGATTGTAATTCAGACCCTTAAGGCAACTGATGGTCTTGAGTGGGAAAAGGTAAATTACGACGATCCTCTGTCTTGGGGTCTTTGGAAAGAAGAGCTTCAAGAATCTGGCATTACTGAAATGGAAGTAATGAAGATTATGAGTGAGGTAATCGAGATTAACGGTATGTCTGAGCAATCCTTTAAGGATGCGAAAGATCTTTTTATACTGTCGCAGGGCCAACAGTAAAGACAATGATCCCGTCAGGGAGGACGTTTGCTTACACTGTTTGGAGAGCCTGTGAGCGTTTAGGTATTACTCCACCAGATGTCAAAAAAGAATGGGACGATAACTCGCCTTGGATGCAATCTTGCATCATTGCTTATGAAGAAGGTAGAACTTACGAAGAAACCCAAGAAAAGATGGCAATGGTAAGAGTATGACTAGAACGACTATTGTATATGAAAAATTTGGATTTAGTGCAACCGCGTTTCGCCGTAATTTCGAAAAAGCGGCGAAACGTGTTTTTTATAATGGCATGGTTGATTGGGCATTGGCAGTTATAAATAGGGTTCCTGTTTATACTGGGCAGGCCCGACAATCACTTCGCCCAGTTGTTGATTTCATCAACCGATCGGTGTATAGCGATTCCAAGGTTGCATTGCCAATTAACCCTAGAACACACAAGCCGTGGGCTAGAAAGCGTAGATCGCTTGGCTTAGCTAATGCTGATAGAGGGCCTTTTCTCCGGACCCTGAAAAATCAGTATGGGCTACATACATTATCTTTCACTTGGAATATCACTGTTGAACATTGGAAGCACTGGGACCCCGAAATCTGGCAATCATTAGAGATTGGTGGCAGGGCTTTTGAAGACAGAGTAGACAAAGATTTCGCGGCCCAAATCGAAGGCTTACTGAACTTCTCAGGAGGATCAAGTTAATGGCTAACATTACTAAAAATATTCAAATCAAGATGGATGTCTCTCAAGCAATGAGAGGCGGTACTGCTGTAGCTACCATGCTCAAGAAAATGGGCCTGGGTTTCACTGATTTAACCAGTGTTACGGGCAAAGCTAATAAAGGTTCAAAAGATTTAACATTAACTTGGAAAGCCACTGATAAAGCTGGCAAGAATTATCAAGGTACTGTCAAGGCTACTGCTGGTGAGATGCGTAGATACAAGGAAGTCCTAGATTCAGTAGTAGTCTCTGAGAAGGGATTAACTAATGCCCAGAAAACAGCTTCAGCGGCAACAGCTAATTCTAGAGCAGAGTATGCAAAATACCTCAGTCAGCTGCAAGCTGTAAATGCTATGCTTGGTACTGTTGCTGCATCCTCTGCACGCATTGCATCACTTAAGAACCCACGAGCTCTTACTGGATACATCAATAGTTCCTTTGAACGTGGTGAGAATAAAGCATTGCCACCTGTGGGGGCTTATGGCCCTGCGGCTCAAAGAGGTATCGACCGTGCGATTGAAAACGATATAGCCAGGGAAAAAGCAAAACAAAGTACAAGAGCTAAAGGGGCTATTGAGGGTTCCAAATTTAATAAAAGAACTCTCGACGAAATGCACGCCATAGGGAAGGCAGCTGACGCAACATGGACAGGTTATAATTCTGGTGCAAAGAAGGCTGTACTTTATTCGCAACAAATATTGCTGTCTTGGAAATCGTTAATTCGTATTCTACAAGTGCAGTTTCTTTATGCTGCATTAAACCAAGTAATTAATGCACTTAGTAAAGCATCTGGTGAATCCCGTGAGTTTGCTTTAGCAATTGGCGAAATCCAAACGATCAGTCAAGAAGCTGGTAATTCATTGGATGAGTGGTCTATTGCCCTAAGATCAATAAGTACCTCTTATGGTATTGACATTGCGAATACTGCCGAAGCTGCATATCAAGCATTAAGTAACCAAGTTCTCCAGTCCGCTGACAACATGAACTTTCTCAATGCGGCTGCTAAGTTGTCATTGATTACTGTAAGTTCGTTGGATGATGCAGTATCAGCGAGCTCATCTGTTATCAACGCGTTTAATCTTTCAACCACTCAAGCCGAACAAGTAAATGCCAAGCTGTTTAAGACTGTAGAATTAGGACGATTGCGGTTGTCCGATCTGTCTAATAGTATGGGCCGATCGGCTGCGTTAGCAAATACATTGGGTGTGTCATTTGATGAATTACAGGGAACTGTAATTACATTAACGCGTGCAGGTATTAAATCTAACGTAGCATTTACATTAATTAATAATATTATTAATTCAATGCTTAAGCCATCCAAGGAATTAAGGGAAGTTGTTAGGGGATGGGGTTATGATACCCCACAAGCCGCCATCGCCGCTGAAGGATTAACCGGCGCGTTCACACGATTATTCGCGACAGTAAATAAGGGTGGATCATCCGCCGATATCTTAGCTGGATTATTCCCTAATCTTCGGGGTTTAACAGGTGTTGCTAGTGTTCTACAACGTATTGAAGTCTATGAAGAAGGTATTCATGCAGTAGCTAACGCACAGGCTTCCGCTAATGAAGCCCAGGCTATAATTCTTGGCACCCAAGCTAAACAAATTGAAGTCGCATTCAATGCAATTAAGAATGTTTTTGTTGTTGATGTTGGCCGTGGATTTAATGATATAATTCATGATATGACATTGGCCTTTGCTGGATTGGAAACTAAGTCGTATGGCTTACTTGCTGTAATCGGTAATTTGGTTGCATTATTCAATACTGGTGACGGAGCCGCCGATAGGTTATCTAGAACTATTTTCACGCTAGTCTCAGGTCTTGGTAAGCTAGTTAAAGTTACTATAGCCTACTATACTTTAACTCGTGGTGCCAGAGTATTTGTTAGCTTGTTTTATGCCGCCGGTGCAGCAGCACGTGGAATTGAATCACTGACCGATAAAACAGTATTGTTGACTAAGAGTCAAAAGGAGCTTAAGGTTGCCCAGGCAGCGACATGGACTGCTTGGGTAGGTGGCCTTGCTTTAGCTGCGTACGCAATTTACGAACTTTATGACTTCCTAACTCAATCTCAAGACGAATTTGAAACTGCTGCAAAAACCAGCATGTCTAGATATACTAAGATTATAGCCGAGACAGCAGCGAAGAACGAAGCTAGAATCGGTGAGATGGTTGAAAAAGTACAGGAGGCTTATGAGAAGTCAATACGTGGATTCAGGGTTTATATATCCGATATTAACTTAGAAATTGATAGACTACTCAATCCATTAGAAAAGGCTTTTGAGTCCTCGACAGAGGATATTGATACCTCCCTGAAAACTTTGATTAAAATTGTTGGCGATAACATTAAGAGTATGGGGTCAGAGGCTAAGAAGTTAGAGGCTTCAGCTAAATCATTAGTGACTAATTTATCCAAGTTCAGACAGGAAATCCAAGGCGAGCGTGAGCAGGGAGCCGTGGATAAATTCGAAGAGAAACAAGACATTGCCAACCCTGAAACTAAGGCATTAGAAGACCAAGCTACTAACTTAATTGCCATTCAGAAAGATTTAGAACAGCAATATTTTGCTGCAATCCGTGGTGGTAATTACCAATTAGCACGTAGCTTTAGCGTTAAATTGCAGGAGGCTAAGAAGCAATTTGGTGTTGTTTCTACTGATATATTACATGCTCAAAATGAGTTGTTAGCACGTTTAGACGCTGCTAGGCAAAAGGTAACCGGTAATTATAATAGATTTGGTGCTTATGACCTACAAGCAGAACTTGGTTTGGTAGCCAGAGTAAATGAGACTAATGCGGCGTTCAAAGTCAGAAGTATTCTTTTTGCTGAGCAATTAGGGAAAGCCAAATTATTAAATGAAATAGCCCGGAACACTAGTAAGCAAATTGCGGAATTAGTGGGAGCTAAGGGCAAAGCAGGCCAGGATTCCCTATTAAATTTAGAAGACCCAGAAAAAATTAGGGAAGCAATTGATTTAACTGAAGAGTATCTGGTTAAAGAGAAGGCCACACAGTCGGCGTTGAGTGATTTATCAAAGTCTACTGCTACTGAAGCAGAAGAATTAAATGCTAAAAGGATTAAATTAGACGAGGCCGAAGCTCAAGCTAAAAAGGAAGGTAGCTTAACCCTACAAAAGATAATGGCTATCGAGGCAGCAAGATTACAGTTAGAAAGTCAATTTGTTCATGTTGCTGGGGAAGCTACCAACCAAACACTCAGGCAAAAGAAAGTAAGGGAAGACCAAAAAGCTATTGACGGGAAGATTGCCGCTGCTGAAAAGGCTAGGATTGCATTAGCAGAGAAAGCCATTGTCAAGCAGGAAGCTGCTGCGGCCAAATTAAAGGCTGATGCTGAGGCACAAGCCAAGGCTTTAACGCGAGTACAGGAACTAAGAAAAGAAATTTCTAAGCTTGAATTAGGTGGTGAGAAAGACAAAGACCCTGAGAATTTGGCTAAGCTTCAAGGAGACTTAAATAAAGAATTGGGTGTGTTGGGGCTTAAAGAGCAATTAATCCAAGACCAAATAAATGCCCAAAAAGAGGCCAACGCTTTGCAACGAGAATCCTTGCTCCTACAATTACAAACAATTCAGGCACTTGACGGTGCATTGTCTAAACAACAGAAAGCAGTCTTGGCTTCGAAGGGCTTGTTAGACAATAAAGCAGCGGTCGCTAAATTAGAAGACGATATAAATAAAAACCAACAAGTCTTTGAAGAAAATACCAAGAAATCCGCGGATGCTCAAGCGAAAAAAGGCGAACTTACAACTACTGCTACTACTACCTCAAAGGAAATCCTAGGCTTTCTGGCGAATATTAATATAAAAGCTGATTTGAGAACTGGGTACAACGAAATTCGCGACGCTATCTTGAAAGCAGAATTCGGTGCATATGATTTAGCCCAGTATTCTCTGAGGGGTCATGGCAGTAAAGAAATTAATCTTGGGGCCAATGAGATTGCTAACATAGTTAGCAATCTTCAGGATGCTGTCAAAGCTTCGGATCCATCTAGATTCCTTACAGAATTAACTAGGTTAGAGAAGTTAATTAAAGATAGTGGGGCCGATTATGATATTGGTAGCGTGGTTATAGACAAGACTACCGGCAAGACTCTGGACGAGTTAAAAAGAGATCTTAGAGGGGATTTAAGTGCGATTGATCAACAACAAGGCGTAATTGACGACGCAAATGTGGTGGTTAATAGGGCTCAAGCTGATATAGCCACAGCCAATACCCGGATTGAGGAAGAATCCAGGGCCACAAACGTTATTTTAAGGGCCGAAAAGATTAAGATGGACGAGGTTGCTAAGTCATTAGTGTCAATTGATAATACCTTGCAGGCTGGTGCGAATGCAACTATACGTCAGCAGATTGATTCCGGTAGTATTTATAGGCTTGCGAATGGTCTGTGGTTCAGAACTAATCCATCTGGAGGGGCCCCGACTGCCATTAATACCCCTGCCGGATTTTCGGCTGGAAGAACCACAGGAGCAGGATACACAACTATGACTGGCTCTGGCTCAGGCCGAAGCTATAGTAATAACAGTAACGTAACAATTAACGTTGACGGTAGTGGCAGCCCACAGGTTACAGCAACCGCTATTGCCAATCAAATTAAGAGACTTAACCGTAGAGGAGTGAATTGATGGAAAAGTTACCATTAGAAGGTCGATACACAATTGAGCATATTAGGGATGGCAAAGTTATTGCATCATGGACTCAAAAGAATACGATTACAGAGGAAGGCAAGGACCATTGTCTTGATACAGTCTTTGGGGCAGCGACTCCAGTAACCCAAGTTACTCCTTGGTATTTTGGTCTTATTAATAATAGTCCAACGCCGACATTGGCTGTAGCGGACACGTTAGCATCACATGCAGGTTGGGCTGAGTTCAGTTCCTATACAGGGAACAGACAAGCATGGGTTGACGCTGATTCTACTGGTGGTGTAAAGGGTACTACTAGTGCCGCTACATTCCCAAGCACAGCGACAGCAACAATCTATGGGGCATTTTTATGCTCAGTAGCAACTACTACAACTGGTGTTCTTTGGTCTTCGATTGCGTTCGATTCTGTGTTGCCCGTAGTTAGTGGCGACGATATCAAGGTTTCCTATGAATTGACAATACCGGTATAATGACAGTATATACTAAGAATCTCACTGAGAATCTTACCATTACTGACTCAAGCAATAAGGGAAGAGGGCTGACGGTCGCAGAAGATTTAGTAATCTCTGAAATCATCGGCCCTTTTTCTTCAACTCAGTTTGAGACATTGGAAATTACCGAAGTCCTCGGTGGTTATAATGGTATTAACTCAGAGGATTTGGTATTAACAGAACAATTATTACAGCCTTACATTAAATCACTATCCGATAACCTATCACTTACCGAAGTAATTACTATTTACCTATTTTCAGTACACAAAGAAAATCTTAATTTTACTGAAACAATTACGGTAATTAATATTTCAGCTAATTTAGTAGTTGACTCGCTTACTATGGTAGAAGTAATTAGTACTGAAACTACTTATAACCGCTCTTACTCTGACAACTTAAATTTCACCGAATATATTTATCCGGTGTTATTAAGAGACGGCGAGATTATAATTGGTAGCTCGGTTATTAAGAATGTGGATAGACCATTATGATTACAATAACTTATGGCTCAGATTCTGTTGAATTACCAAATCCAGTATTTGGCGATACAAGAACGCCGACTGCATCAAGGGCGTTAAATCAATCACAAGGCAAGCAGTATAGCTTTCGCGAAACTGACTGGCCTAAATTTGAAGCTTTCAGCTTTCAATTTATCGATCTAGCAATGGCAAAAATAGACGAATTAATTTTATTGTTAAACGACAATTGGGGAACCGTTGGCATACTAAATTACGATCATCTTGGGCTTTCATGGTCTGGAATTGTAACGTCCAGACCAACTTACGAACTACAGGGCCGAGGCTGCCAGTATACATTATCACTTACATTTGAGGGAGAACTCCTGTGATTATTCGAGCCCAGGGTGACTCATTGGTGCTACCAAGTCCCGAGTGGGGCGAGTCTCATGAGGGACTTAACAAAGACATCGCATTTAGATGGACTTATAAAGGGAATGTATATTCCTATGTTCCCTCTGTCTTAGGCGACCGATCTACATTTGACTTTATTCTCACACAAGAAAAAGCAAATGAAGTTGTCCGGTTTATGCAAGATCACATGCAAGACCGTTGGTTTTTATACGAAGACGTTGGCGATTTAATTCAAGTCGGTTTCTGTCAAAATAGTCCCAACGAATTAAGTTACGATTTCCGAGGGGCGTACTGTAGCAGTAATGATTCTGTTGCTATGACACTGGAGATTTTATGAGAGGTTTAACTACCAACGCTAAAGCAACTATTGCTACGGAGACAGGGATTTCTCCGTATTTGATAGTCCGTATATTTTGGACTAGGGATACTTCATATGTAGAGTATTCAACTTTAGATAAAGTCCTTACAATTGGTGACATTGATGAATCAATATCATCATTTACAGGATCGTCTTCGTCTGTAGAGTTCACACTGGACGACACAGACGGTACAATATTAGAACTTATTAATACAACAGATATCAATGCCGTTGGCTGCGATATCTATCAGCAATTTGCGGGTGAGGCTGACGGGGATAAGTTTCTCCTATTCCGTGGCGTTATTAATACACCGATTACATGGAGTGAAGGTTCGCGAACTGTATCGTTAACTGCCCTCACCAAGATTGAGGATTGGGAAACTGGCCTTGCAATATCAACGACTAACTATGATGTGCCAGAAAAGTTCCTCGACGAATCATGGCCATTAGTATTTGGCAATTGTTTATTTGTTCCTGCTGCTAGAGTTGGCGATACTCCGGTTGGAACACTTACAGATTATCTGTCAGTTCCTGATCCTATGCTAATTTATAGGATTAACGATTTAGTATCTTTAATTGAGACTTGGACTTATGTACGTGATTATTACATTAGTACAATTGCATTATTAAGCCTTTCACACCGTAGTCCAACAATATTGTTCACTGATTTCGCGGCTTCTATCGTTAAAATGAACGGATTTAATGCTAGACTTAAATTAATCCAAGACCAATTGAAAATTAACAAAGACGCATTGGCCAAGTTACAAGGCCCTGGGGCTAATGTAGCTAATCCTGCCCAATGGCAACTTAATGTTAATGCAGCACAGTTGGGGATTCAAGGCAACCTGCAAGACATACAACGACTACAACTTATTTGGGCCCCTGTGTTACAAGCACACCAAGCCTTGATAGCCGAGATCCAGGCTTATATATCCTCTATTGAATACCAGCAGACTGCTACTGATTTAATCTTTGAAGCAATGGACAATTTGTTTGATTTGTACCAACAATTAATCGAGGTACAGAACGAGTATTGTAGGCAGCAACGTGGCCTAAAAAACAAAGTCCATATTACTGGTTGGCGTGATTTCGACGGCTTAACTAACATACTCATTGACGGTGTTAGATTTCTAGGTACGTTCGACGGCTATGGGCAATTCACGTTTAATACTCCAGGGTATCCGGTAGGCTACTATGGTAATGTACCATTAGACCCTTGGGTGCCACCAGTCGAGAATTGTGATCGTAAGTATGATGATAAGGGATTCAACACATTTTATGTCGAGGACGCCAGTTATAATTTGAAGGGCATGTGGTGTTGGGTTCGTAACAATTATAATGAGAATCACTTAATTCAAGTTGTTGAGCAAAATGGTAAAGAGTGTAAGTTCGAGCTAGTTAAGGTAAAGGATGGTGGTTCTACCGGCAATATTCTTTTAGCACCAATATTTAAGAATGCCAAAGTTAATGTAATTGGCAACGCTGTACAAGCTAACGCCAATAATGCACCACCTACAGTATTGCCACCAGCGATACTTAATATCTTGGGGCCAGTAAAGCCCAATCAAGCTGAAGATAACCTACTGAAAAATGGGATTCATGCATCCACGTTTGACACAGGGCCAACTTACTTTGCGTCGCCTGACCCGGCTAAAGCATACTGGCTAATTGGTGCAGACATCCGCCAAATTGTAGAAGTTAGTAAAATCCCATTGCCGCATTGGTTTAACGATTTCCCATTAGACGAGATCCCTGATAACTTATTTTGGGAAGCTAAGAATGGAGCAACTGTAGTACCGGCGGATCAATCGGTGTCTTTTGTAGCCAACTTACTGCCCTCTACAATAAAGGGAATCTACGGTTATCGTGAGTATGAAGGAACTAAGGTACTAAGTCAGTATCCAACATCCTATTATCACAAGAATGAAGCCGAGGATATTGGCCCATTTACAGTTACATCATTCAGATTTTACTTACCACCAGAGACTATAAACAATGGTAAATGGGGCAATGAAGTCTACGTTTGTCTGGAATCCAGCGTCGGGCCTAACGTAGCTGACATCTTAAAATACTTGGTTGAGACTTACACTGAGTTCACTGTGGATAGTACATCGTATGCCCAAGTTAAAACATTAGCTGCACCATTCCCAGCTAATTTCGCCCTCTTAGAAAATAAGAATGCAATTCAGGTAATTAGTGAGATTGCTTGGCAAGCACGATGCTCAGTGTACTATTACAATGACGTCGCCTATTTTGATTACTTAGGTGGAAAACCTTCGTCGCCAACTGCTGTCGAAGACTTTAACTTTGACAGTATTCAAATGACGCAAACAAGTAATGATGATCTTATTACTCGAATGGACATTAAGTGGCGACCAAATTACTTACCTGATTACTCAGACTATGAAATTACACTACGTAATAACATTAGTAAGTATGGTGTTATTGAGCAAATCCACGATTTCTACATTTACAATGACGCACCCTCAGTATTAAAGGCAGCTACATTTTGGCTTGCTAGAATGTCTAACATATGGAAACAAACATCATTTACAACACCGTTACAAACGCTTAACCTAACCGTTTCTGATTCAATTACGTTGGATCTAACCAACGATTATTTTATGGACGCAGCTGTCATTGGTATAATTGTAAAATCCAATTATGGCACTGGCAATTACAACGTAGATTACACTGTTAATTTGCCTGTTAGAAGCGGTGAAACAACAGAGTATCCCTACTATTGGGATTATAATATTGCTAGTGATGTGGTATGGCCTAGTCTATCTGCAATTGCCAATGGCTATGCTACTCAAATTGATTTAGAGGAGGTACTGGTCGATGGCTAGAGACTGGGGAAATAGAACACCGTCCGATGCTGATTTTTCTACGCCTCTAAATCCAGTTGATGGTTTTGATGAGCGTAGTTATGATCCATTAAACCCTTCACCGGGATTAATTAATAAACCTGTAATTTTAGAGATTAAGATTATTGTATATTTGTATAGGGAAACCGTTGTTGAACCTGAGACTTACTCAGGTACTATAACAGAGTATAATGAGTCTACTGGGGTAGCTACTGTAGTAACCAATGATGGCCAATTATTAGAAGCTGAAATTTATAATAGCTACTTGGGTGTGCCTAGGCTGGGCGACCAAGTAGCAATTTCTAAGACCTACGGAGATACTAATTATATAATTGCGGATAATTTTGCTGATGGATTAGTTAAGTTTGAAATTTTAGAAATTAATGGGTCTGAATTGTTTGTTCGCGTCGGCCTAACTACTAATAGGACTATTGTAACATACGACCCTGCCATATTCGGCCCACAGGTTATAGGCAATGCAGGTTACGCATACTTTAACCAACAGTCGCAGAGCTTAGTTGCATGTGCATTACCTGGATTTACTGGGTCCGCTGAATTTGCTTTTGTGGAAACATCGGCGGCTACCGAGGACATTAGTGTAATATACGCCACTAACGTAACTACCGGAGAAGCCTCTGGAACTACAACAGCTAAAAACTATGAGACTGTTTATTTCTTGGCTGGCGATGTTGTATTAATTAACAATGGTGAGATTGTTGGTACCCTAAGCCCATATTGTAAGTACCCTGCAACTACTAGCGGTAGAAATCAAGGTTCTAAATCAGCTACTATTAATTGTACTATTAAAGGAATTTTAGTCCCAGTATTATTTTATGCTGGTGAGTTCGGAACCTTAAATGTAGAAAGTAGCGATTCCGTTTATGTTACATTTTTCTCTGACAACGGCAATTTACGATCTCCAATTTGTGATACTAATGTAACGGATGCTCCACTTAATGTAACTCGCATGATTAATAGTGCCACGGCAAGTAGGGGTTGGGCGATTTTAGATGGGACAGGGTCTGTCAGCGATTGGCGGGGTAAATTTATAGTTGGTTATGACTCTACTGTTACAGATTATAACACATTAAATAAAACTGGTGGTTTTACTTGGCATGGGACTACTCACAATAACCATCCTAACCATGACAATCATCGCCATACTTTGGACGGCTCTAGCCCGACAATTTCAGTAGTGACACCTGGAACTGGTGTTGCAATAAATGGTGCATCTCCAACCACTATATACACTGCTG